GAGGATTTTGAGACATATTCAAAAAGATAATCTAAACAAACATACAGTCTAAATGAAATACGATCTAAATGAAGATTTTTGAGTCAATATCATAAAATGAATCGGTTGATAATTGAGGTATTTGAGAGAAACCATTGGATTTTAATACATCTCTCATATTTTGTAGTAATTCTCTCCAAGAACAATCAGGAGTTTTATTAATACAATCTATAAAAGACCAAGTAAGAGCTCCTTGCATCTTATTATCAATTTGAGCTTCAGAACTTGTTTGTGAATCCATACAACCACTTATCATAATAACATTACCTGGACATTCAGATACTTTATTATTTTCAGAATATGTATTAAAATTGTTGCTATCTAAATAACTATATTTTAAATCAAGCATTGTACCACTATGACAGCTGTCAAAAAATCCAAATAATGTTATTCCATTTTTCATATTATTTTGAAGAATGGATTTTAATTCATCATCAATGACACCTTGAAGGTCTGAACTGATTATCATCTCATCTCTTCTATCAGTTTCATCATTATTTCTATCATAAGTATATGAACCGTGTCCGCTAAAATAGAAAAATAGAACATCGCCACTAACAGCATTATTAATCAAATTTATTAATTCATTAAATATATTTTGTTTTGTAGGCTTAGTAGTAGTTAAATCAGTAAGTATTGTAAAATCATTAAATCCTTGACTAGTTAATAAATTCTTCATTCTATCTGTATCATCAATACATCCTGAAAGTTGATAAGGTGTATTTAAATAATTAATTCCTATTAAAAGCGCCTTTTTATTTCGAACATTATTTTTATCCACTACAAATTCAGGAGTGAATGAATTTATTTTTTGTATAGATGAATCTAAATTGTTACGCATCAACCTTACAGTATTATTATACTGTGAAATTAGTGAATTAATAATTGCTTGTTTATTTCTTAAACGAGAAACTTGAATATTTCTTACATTAGAAACTAAAGTTGAATTTAAACGCGCTAAATTAGAATTAAATATAGATATCAATTCGTTAATTCTGTTTTGTTTGAAAATGGCTAATTCCGAACTCATTATATATTTATTAAATATTAAAAGTATTTTAATAATATTATTATTAATTATATAGTCCCGAAGGACCATATAATTTTTATATTTTAATTGATTTAAGCAGTTGCTTCCTTGGTTGCCTTGGCAAAGTGAGGAGACATGTATCTTTGAAGATTGAAGTAGGTAAGTTCATCAGTCTTCTTAAGCTTCAAAAGAGTAGCGAGCTTGTTATCGGGGTTGATCTTGCGACCATTTTCCTTATCTTGAAGATTATTAGTTCTAATATACTTGTTGATGTCACGGGTAACCTCAGTGCGAGCCATTTCAGTACCCTTTTCCTTTCCAAGGAAAGAAGCAAGTTCGTCAGAAATCTTGGTTGGCTTGACAAAACCAGAAGGAGCACGGTTACCAGCCTTACGCTTACGCTTGGATGAAACCTTTTGGGCACTCTTGACCTCACGAGACCACTTCTTCTCAAGAGCACGGTATTCGGACTTAAGAGTAGAGATCATAACACTAAGCTGTTGAAGCTTAGCAATAAATTCGACAGATTGTTCGGCAAGAGGAGCCTCGGTATCGACGGGAGTATCAGAAGGACCAGCAACAACAGGCTCGGTAACAGGAGCAGGAGCAGGAGCAGGAGCAGCTTCAACCTTAGGGGTCTTAGGAGTCTTAGTCTTCTTTTCTACAACAGGGGTAGTAGTTTCAACAGCAGGAGCGGCGACTTGTTCAGTCTCAGTAGTCTTAGATGTTTTCTTTGGCATCTTATTATACTATATTCTAACAAGTAGTTTTTAAGTAGTTTTTAGTCTAATAATATATATTATTACGATAATATGGTTATATTATTTAGTGCGTTTAAAAATAATTCATACTACATTAATTTAAAAGTAATTAACTGATTGAAAAAGCCAAGGAAGAGATGTAGCAGCATCTTGATTAACTAATGTTAATGCTCCAAGTACATAATATGCGCCTAAAGATTTACTATCTTTATCGGTGCCGCTTTTTATCATTTTTTCAATTACATCTAGCATAACTTTTTTAATGTTCCATAAATTCTGCTCAGCATTTATGTATTGAATACTTATGCTTCTAAATGGGTCGCCGTATGGAGGACAAATATTTCTTTTTGTTTCTATAGAAAGTTGGGCTCTATAATTCCAAATATCCATCAGTTCTCTAATAAATTTAATTAATTGAAATCTATTAAGCGAGAGAAACCAATTAGAATTGGAATAATTACCTAGTGAGTCTATTGTTTGAAATAAAGCAACTGCTTTTAGTTCAATTGCTTTCTCATTTGATACCTTTTTCGTATCATCTTCAAAATTTAAATTAATATTTATCTTAAGAATTTTACTTATACGGATAAGAGATCTTATATTTTTAAATACACTATCTGGAATTAAATTTCTATTATATGGATTTCTTAATTCGTCGTCTGATTTTAGAAATAAATTATGTAATGAATTAATATCAAATCCATATATAAAACCATCAATGTCCTTATAGCTTATAAATTGATGAAAATTAATTTCATTAACAGGATCCATTGAAATAAAATCATCCGCATTCGTACACATTTTTCTATTAAATGTTGCCGGACCATGTAATAATTTATATTTTCTTACTAACATTCCTCTAAAAACCTTTTGAATTTTAATTATATAAGATGAGAAATATAGATAACTATATATTCTACTTACTAATTGAGGTTTATTCCCTGTTATTTTCAATTTATAATGTTTGGCGAAATATTTCAATTGATTAACATTATAGTTATTATAAACGAGATCATTATATTTATAAATTGTTGGAATACTTATATTTTCTTCTGATATCTTTGATGTTTTTTTTACTGTTGGCATTTTTGCTTCACACTTACTGATAATATTACTTAAATATTCTTCAATTAAACTGTCGTTGCTCTTGTTTTTAATTAAACCACTAGACATTTATATATAACTATATTAAAATGTTTTTGAACCATTTTAAAATATATTATAATTTATATAGTATAATACACACTAATATATCGTGTGCTTCTAAAATTACGCGGCAAATTATTTAAATGTTTAATATTCAAATACTTATTATAAAATAAAATAATAAATAATTGTGATGATATATGATTTGAATACTTTTTCTAGACCAGATTATAATTTAATTTATATTTAAAAAAAAATTGATTTAAAGATATCGCAATAATGTAAAGTATACTAGCAAAATGTCTAACGCAATCATTGACGGAACTAATATTGATTTATCTGTATTCAGCTACAGTGCCCCTAAGCCAAATGCGGCCGGTGGAAAGGTAGTTAATTTATATAATAAGCATGCTAAGGAATCACTTACTATTGCTGTACCATTAATGGGTTCGTGGGGAGCTCAGGAAGTTAAGGAAACTGTTGGTAAGGACGCAACAGGAAAGCCTATTACTAGGGGGACTGGAAAGTATACTATGTCGCTACAATTTTCCAAGGGACAATATACTACTCCAGATGCTGATAAATTTCTAGAACAAATGAAGTTAGTCGAACAAAAAATTAAGCAAGATGCGATGACTTATTCGAAGGAATGGTTTGGTAAGGAAATTAAGTCAATGGATGTAATGGATGAGAAAATTAGTCCTATGTTAAAGTATCCAAAGATTAAGGGAACTGAAGAAAGAAATTTAGATGAACCTCCTAGTTTGTCTCTTAAGCTTCCTTGCTGGAAGGATGTGTGGCAAACGTCTGTATTCGATGAAGAATACAATCCTCTATATGTTAAGGGTAAGACTGAGGCTGGCGTTACTCCTCTAGATTTCTTAGTAAATACTAGCAAGGCGCCAATTCAAGTAGTCGCACTAATTCAATGTGGTGGATTATGGTTTGTTGGTAGTCCAGCAAAGGTTTCGATCACTTGGAATTTAAAGCAGGTTATTGTAAGAAAGCCCAAGACTTCATCAATTTCAGATGACACATGCTTCTTAACAGTAAGACCTAGTGATATGGCAGCTTTGAAGGCAGCTCCTCAACCGGAAATTAATCACGATGATACAACTGTAAGCGCTTTGGTTGAAGATTCTGATGGAGAAGAAGAGTATACTTTACCTCCACCTGCTCCAGTAGAACAACCTGTAGTAGAAACGCCTGTAGTAGAAACATCTGTAAAAAAGGAAGCTGATTCGACAACTGCTACTGCTGCGGAAGAACCTAAGAAGAAGAAGGTTGTATCTAAGAAGAAGGTTGAAGCATAAATTAAAAATTTAAATAAAAATTTAATATAAAAATATTATAAATTTTTTTATATATAATAATATCAAATACTTATTATATATTAACTATTAAAAGGTAATAAAAGGTATTTTAGTGAATATATTATGACTAATTTCACAGTATATGAGCTTCTTCATTTTATACCTCAAAATGATAATGAAAAAAAACTATTTAATTTTGATAAACTTGTTATAGATGAATTTATTAAAGAATTAGATGAAGATTTCTTTTACTTAGGTGGTCAGGTCAAAATGAAACATAATGATCTTATAAATTTAGATTCTATTAAACAAGTTCGAGAGATTAACAAAAAAAGAACTATTGAATATGGTGGTCCTTGTAATTCTTTTGAAGCAAGAAGCATCTATAATTATAATAAAAAGCTTGAAACAATCGAACAAATGATAAATTCATATCTTATGATTATGGAAATTAGAGAGAAGGAAAAAATGAATTAAATTAGTTTGATTTTTACTATAATATCTGATCTATCTGATAAATCATATAATTCTTTCTGATTATTTACTAATCCTTTATTTTTTATTAAATAATTTTGTTCTCTCTTCATATATAAATTATTAAGTGGAATTGAAAATGTATTGTTACCTATGTCAAATGATAAGGAATTATTTTGTAGTATCATTTCAGGTAAATCATTGTATACACTTATATCTATTTCAACTATCAAATTATTATCATCATCAATTTTTATATTATCAGGTAAAATAGGTTCACATATAGCTATTATTTCGCAACCAGAACCATCATAATATGACTCATTATGCCATAAAGGCACTAAATATAATTGGTCATCTACATATAATTTATACACATTATTATTCATTAAATCATTTATACTTGGATTTAGTTTGTATATCAAAACATTGTCGTATTTTTGTATAACTATTTGCTTAACTTTCTCTAATAACTCATCTTTTAGATAAAGTATAGATTTGTATCTCGAGAGAAAAATATAAATATTTAATACAGTATCTTTATCTAAATCTTCGAAAATTTTAAGAGAAATATGTTTTCCAGTAATTAAAATATCATTGACTATTTTAGCTATTATATCAATATAATTACCATCCATTACAGATGTTATAAAATTTTTTAATACATTTAAATATATATTTTGTGAGTCGTTTATAAAATCTTCTTCATCGTGATGGAAATGTTTGATTTCTTTTTTTAAATAAGTATAAGCTTCGTTTATTTTTTTAAATCTCTCGTTTGATTTTGTGGTATTACCATTTTTATCCGGATGGTATTTCAAAGCAAGTTTTCTATAGCGTTTCTTTAAATATTCTGGCGTTAAATCTTCGTATTTTGTATTTATAAAATCAATTTCAAATATCTCAAAAGCTTCTTTATAATTCATTATTTTAATACTTAAAATTAAACTTTAAGTAATAATTTTATATGTAAATATATATAATGGCAATTCATACTAGCGCTATTACATATAGAAGAGGCATACCAAATGGTTATAATAATTTTTATTTTGTAGCACAAACTAATAATGTTATTCCAGCTCCAATGGGACTATACCTAAAAAATTATCAATTTTATAATAGAAATATTACTAATTCTGTAAAATATGTATGGCCTTGGAATAAGTAATTTACAGAATAAGTAATTTACAGAATAAGTAATTTAAGGAATAGCATGTATTAACTTAGTTAAATATAAAAAATAATTTTCAACATGATATATCGGTCTATAATTATTATTATAATACTGAAAAAAACAATACGTTTTTATTAAAATTTTAGATAAATGTTCTTGTTTAATATGTTTTGTTTCTATAAGTCTAGAGAGAATATACCATATACAATCTGATATATCTAAATTATATATAAATATATCATATAAAATATCTCTAAATTTTAAAAAATGCAGACAATCCATATTTATCAAATTATTAATTATTTTATTACAAATAATCTTATGCTGTAACATTAACTCTTCGTTATAAAATTGCGTATTTTTTAAAAACTTAACATTCGATACATTTTCAGGTTTAATTTTTGAAATTACTTTATTATTAATACATTTCATATAAGATGTTTTAGATGGTCTACTAACATTTATAATTTCACAACAATTTAGAATATTATCTGGTATAAAACTTAATTCTTCTGTAATCAATATATATTTAATATCAATTCCTAATGAATTATTTTGCTGCATATAACTATAAAAGTTATCTAATAATTCACTATGAATTTCATTAAAATATTTACAAACAATAATTCCTGATTTATCATTTTTTGCTGATATTATGTCTATAATTTGCTGATAAATTTCATGCCAAAGTAATTTTGAATTACAACCCAAGAGAGACATGTCTATTTCATAATGAATATCACTTACTTTAAAAAAATATTGCTGTTTATTATAGGTTACACTTATTTTTCTCTCGTATTTTAATTCAGAGCTACTATATTTTTTAATTGAAGACAACATTTGAGAATATTTACCAGTTCCACTAGGACCATAAAATATAAGGTTTTTCAATTCCTGAATATTGTTAGGAAACTTATTATAAATTTTTTCTAATTTTGGATGTAAATTTACTCTGTTATTTTCAGCAATATATTCTTCAAAATGTGTTTCGTAAAATTTCATAATTTATTTATATATTTAAATATTCTTTATTACTATATTTAACAAATTATATTTAATTATTTATTACATCGCTTAAAAACAAAGGTATTATATATTTAATGTTATTAGTAAAAAAATTAGAACAATATGATAATAAAAGTTTATTTTTTTGTGAACCGATAAAAAATAATATAATGAGCGACGGTGTTTTTTCTAGAGTATTGTATTCGACACCATATACATTGTTTAATGGGATTTATTTATTGGTTAACTTAAAAGATGTTAGTTGTGAAAAATTTTATAATAAATATAAATGTAGCTTTAATGTTTTAAATCATAAAGAAATTATTGATAATTTAAAAATAATTGAAGAGGATATATTAAAAAAATATAAAACTCATAAAGTTCCTTCATATAAAATCTATGAACAAATAAAGGCTGGTTATATTAAAATTTTTTCTGATGTAGATAATCATCAAAGTGCTTCTTTTATACTTAAAATATCTGGTATTTGGGAAACAAATGATAATTATGGATTAACATACAAATTTAGTAAAACTAATTAAAAGTTTGAAATCCATCTGTTGAATAATATTTAAGAATTGTGTATAATATTATTGAACAAATAGCTATTATTACGCTTATTAAATTAATAATAGTCGACGTAATTCTAGGAATGCTTTTTGTAGTCTCAAATCTTTCAGTATTAATATTATTATAAATCATATATACTTGAACTAATAAAAGCATTACTATTATAGTATTAAATGAATTAAACCCAGGTGCTACGTGTCCTCTAATTATATTCTCTTTATAATTAATAAATAAATATAAGACAAATGAAACAATACCAAGTATTAATAAAAAAGGCCCGGAAACCGTCAAAATAGAATATAATGTCTGAAACATCGATGAGTTTGGATTATTTTTTAATATATTTGCGAATAAAATTATCAGAATCATTAAAATTGCTAAAATTAATACGGAATAACCAGATATATATGCTCCTAAAGACGTTTTAGATTCAGTAAAAAATCCAATTATAAACGCAATTATACTAGCATATATGAACGCATTATAAATTGTAGAATACCATTCTTTCATATTTATATACTCAAGTGATAATAAAATTATATTTTATTTTGCTTTATTTCATCTATTTGTTCTTGCATATTTTTCATTTTAGCTAACATTAATGGTAATAGTTCTTGGTAATTTACTGTCTTAAAACCAGTTATATCTTCCTTTACTAAATTTGGGAATACCTTTTCTACATCTTGAGCTAAAACTCCATAATGTTTTTTACACATCGAATCATTTCTGTATGTAAATAATATAGGATTTAAAGTAAATATGTCGTCAATATGGTCTCTTGGTATACTAGTAATATTATCTTTTAATTTTTGGTCGGATGTATTGAATATTGAACCTGTTATGATAACATCACTATTAATTAATACTGGTATTTTTGAATTAGCAGGAGTTTGGACCAATAAACCACCATTTAATTTTTTGTAAATCCAAGACGCAATACTAGGACCAGATATATAAAATTGTTTCACTCCTTGTTGATTATCAACTACTCTACCTCCATAATTTGCTGCTGTAGTAATTATTGACATATATTATAATATATTTTATAATTATATTAAAATATAAATAATATAATATATTATAATATATGGCAAATTTTGGTGCAAATATTGAAGGAAATAAATTTAATAATGCTTTTATATCTCAGAACTATAATGTAAATACTAATCATCCGTTGATACAAAATCAACAAGAATATATGTTTTATGATAAATATGTATCTATTCATTCTGAAGATAGAGATATAATTAAATATCCTAATTCAAGTGATTTTGAAATAGAATTACCTCAAGATATGCTAAATGTATCTGCTATTAAATTAGTTCAGTGGACTTTTCCGTCAAATTACAATACTTTTTCTGTTTTAAATAATAATGTTTTATTTGCTTTTAGGATAAATTCGCCTTATAATCCAGGTGCTAATGGTGTAAGTGATGAATTCGCATTTAAAATTTTTGAAGCGTTATTTATGACTCAACAACAATTATTTATATTTACAATCGAAGAAGGGTTTTATAATCCTTTACAGATGGCAACTGAAATGACAAATAAAATGAACTCTGCTGTTACTCAGAGACTTTTAACATATTTTACCGAAAAAGGTTGGAATGATGCCATCGAACAATTGAACGCAATGGGTGGATATACACGTTTCATAGTTGTTTATAATAATGTTAGTCTAAAGCTTTGGTTTGGAAATAGTGCTGATGGATTTACATTAGTAAATGAGGGTGGACTTTCAAATAATGAACTTACTGAAATTTTATGTTATAAAGAAAAAAAACAGCTTCCAGACGCATCTAATTGGGGATTACCTGGTTATCTTGGACTTCCAAAATGTAATATAACATCTATCAGTCATAATGACCTTATTTATGCGCCTGATACGACTAAATTTAATGGTGTTGTTGTACCGAGATTTTATTATGGAGATGTTACTCCCGGTGATAATGGTTATTGGTTACTGCCTAATACTGATTTATCTGGTAGTATCGTTTATTGGGTTGAATCGCCATTTAAAATAAATTTGATGGGTGAAGCATTTATTTACATGGAATTAGCAGGACAAAATTGTATTGATGAAACAAAACCATTTAATGTAAGTCAATTTACATTAGAAACTAATAAAACAAATGGGGTTGCTGATGCTGCTTTCGCTAAAATAGGCGTCCCGTCAACGCCTCTATCTCAATGGTTTGATAGAGATTCTATTCCTTATAAATATTATTATCCTCCAGCTGAGAGAATAAGACGATTAAAAATAAGAATTAGATATCATAATGGACAACCCGTTAATTTTGGATTATTTAATTATTCTTTTATGTTACAATTTACACTCATGGTTCCTCAAATATTACGTGAATCAAGAAGTGTTGTATATCCACCTCCATCAGGACGTTAAATTATTTTATATTTTTCTGAAATCCAAGATTTTAAAATAGTTATATCACATATTTTATAATCTTTATTAGTCTCAGTTGTAAAGGATTTAATATCATGAAAAGTAGGTTTTCTCATCTTAGAATTTTTATAAAATAAATAGTCTCCTTTTGGACCTTTTCTAATTGATATTGACGAATTTATCTCTCTAATTATACCTGTTCCTTTCTCTAAAATTTCTTTTACCTCTTCAAATGTTATATTTTCAATTGGTCTATTTCCTAATTCTTTTAATGTTTTGGAATTTTCACCCCATAAAACATATAATCCAAACTTACCCTTTTTTAAAATTAAATCTTTTCCATCAAATTGACCTAGATTATATTGTGTATTTGTTTTTTTATTCGTATCTAATATGTTATTTAACTCATATTCACCATCTGTTAATTTAGATATATCAATGTCTTTTTTAACTGATTTGAAAGTCACTTCTTCTTTTCCATCTTTTTCTTCGACGCATTTTATAACAGGACCATATTTACCAATCATAAAAACATTATTGTCATCTAATTGAACTTCATATTTTGTTACATTTTTAACTAACTCAATCAATTCATCTACTTCTTTATTACAGGCGTCACATACTTCAAACCATATTAATTCTCCTTTGGATATCTTGTCTAACGCTGCTTCCATTAAACTAGTATATTCATAATTAAATAATTTATTAAAATGCTTATCCAGAAATTCCATTACAATTACACCTAGCGGCTGAATAATTAATTTATTTTTTTCATTACCAAAACATCTTTTATTTTCAATTTCACAAATCTCTCCTTTTTCTAATTCAAAGTCTCTACAAATTACTTCTTTTCCTTTGATGTCCTCCTTTTTTACGTATCCACGTTCTTGGATTTTATCAATAAGTGATGAAAATGTTGATGGTCTTCCTATACCCTTTTCTTCTAAAAGTTGAACTAGCTTAGCCTCTGTATAATGAAGCTTAGAACCTTTTAAAGAAACATTTGAACATATTTTTTTATATTGTAACAATGAATCCTTTTTAATAATTTGTAAATATTGATAGTCTTTATTGTCTTGAGAGAATTTGTTTTCAACTATTTTCCATCCTGGAAAATCTATTAACTCAGTTTTATAAGAATATTTTGCGTTCTCAGGTGCTGAAATACTTGCATTAATCGAGTAAAAACTAGCTGATGCCATACAACTCTCCAATGTGTTAGTCCAAACAAGTTTATACATTCTTTTTTCTTTTGAATCCATATTTTCCGGAAGCTCTTTGAGAGAAATATCTGTAGGTCTTATAGCTTCATGCGCTTCTTGAGCGAAATTTTGTTTTTTATCTTTCTTTTTATTAGCGTTTTTCGTTTCCTCTTTTTTCTCTCCAGATAACAAACTTGGATTTAAATATTTATCATTATATGTCTTAGTAATATAATCTGATATAACAGAAATAAACTCTGCGCTATATACTTTACTATCTGTTCTCATATATGTAATAAACCCTCCTTCATATAATGTCTGACAAATTCGCATCGTTTCTTTAGGTGAATAATGTAGTTCATTACTAGCAACTTGTTGTAATCGACTAGTAGTAAAAGGTTCAGGTGGCACTTTAAATATTTTAATAGGTTGCGAACAATTATATATATGGGCAAAATCTGTGCTTTTATCTAGAAAATCAATCATATCATCTTCATTTTCAAATTGTTTATCTAATTCAAAAGGTAAAATTGAATTTGTAAAATATCCAACTGTATTATAAATTTTTTTTTCAACTAGTTTATCAATTTCCTTTTGATTTTCATATACTAACTTAAGTGCTGGCGTTTGACATCTTCCTGCACTTAATGCGTTATCTTTTCCTTTTTTAACTAATTTCCATAACACTGGAGATATTTTATATCCAACTAAGACATCTAATATCTGTCGAGCTTGTTGAGCATTCACAATATTCATATCAATTGTTCTTGGATGTTGAATAGCATATCTTAGAGCGGTTTCAGTAATCTCATTAAAAGTAATGCGTTTAGTTGTATTAATATCTAAATTAAATAGTTCGGCTACAGTATAACTGATTTTCTCACCTTCTAAATCAGCGTCACTTGCTAATACAACTTCGTCCGCATCTTTAATTGCCTTTCTTAATACTTCTATTTGTTTTTTTTTCAAAGGTTCATTTATTACAGAATATGTAGGAGAATAATTATTATTAACATCTATATCTTTGAGAGAAGCGATTGTTTGTAAATGACCGTAGGTTGCTACACACTTATATCCTGGACCAAGATATTCTTCTATTTTTTTACATTTTGCCGGAGATTCTACAATAATTAGAGTTTTTGAAGTTGAATATTTTTTTGGCATAAATAATATAAAAATTTATTT